TGTAAGAATTTACTGTAGTTCCTTTGAATCTGGATGATGCACAAATATTTAAATAGTCAACAAATATAATATCAGGTTTAAATGATTTCTTAAGAGAAAGTTCACTAAGAAGTGATTTGAAATGTCCTGAATGTGCAGAAGCAGTTGGATATTCTTTGATAATTAATTTACCTTGAGTTTTTTTGGAAAGACGTGTTATCTTACTTTCATAATCATTATGAGAAAGATCTTGAAGATTTTGAATGTTTACATTTAAAAGATTTGCATCAATACGTTCTGCAATCTTTTCTTCCGACATTTCTAAAGTGATATACAAAACATTTTTACCTTGCAGTAAAATTGAACTGGCAAGATGACACATAAACAGAGACTTGCCCACGCCAGTGCCTGCAAGAGCAACATTAAGAGTTTTATTAGGAATTCCACCCTTTGTAATCTTGTTGAAGAATTCCAAATCAAAAGGAATTTTCTCTTCGGATCTATGATAGAAGTCGAATCGGTTTTCATAGTCCTCTATGTAATCGTGTCCAATATTATTATCAAACGACACAGCAAGAGCATCAGAAAGAATACTTGGAATTGCATCACGATTTTTATTCCCACCTTCATTATCGGCAATATGAATAGACTCCATTAATGCCAAATAAATTGCACGATCCCGACACCACTTTTCAGTGGTATTTAATAACCATTCATAGTCAGAAGATTTATCTGAGATTGACTCAACTAATTTATTAATCTCACTAATTTCAGAATCAGAAAGATCTTTACGGTTGTCGAGTTCAATATAAAGAATTTCTTTCGTAATCATCTTACCATACTCGATTACAAAGGAAGAAATCGTTTCGAAGATAACCCGCTCTGATCTTTCCTGATAATATTCAGGCTTTACAAATGGCAGAACTTTTCTACAATACTTTTCATTATAAATCAAATTTGCTAGAATTGTAGTTTCAATTCGATCCATTTTATTTGCTCATTCTATGTTGTGGATTACTTTTATTATGCGGAATATCGAAAACAAAAGTTATTCTAGTCTCTTCTCCAATGTTTATTGAAGAGTGTTTTAATTTATTATTAAACCAAAAAAAAGTTCCTGGTTCTACATTAATACTTTCATCCCCAACTGTATAACGATATTTACCTTGAATTGATATGTGATATCTATCTTTATTCAAATAATAACTTCCAAAATCAATATGTGATCCAACTTCACCCCCCACAGGCATACCTAGAAAAGCGCACCTTTTAAGTTCACTAATTTTTTTAAATCTATTTTTAATAAAATTTAAAATTTCAGTATGCCTATAATAACATTCAGTTTTTATACAAATTTCAGTGTCTCCAACATATTCATCTTTTGTATTTACTCCCCCAATTATTAACTGTAGAACATCTACAGTTATTTTGTATTTGTTATAATCTATTAACTCAATATTATCCTTTTTCTTTTGGGATCCCCAATCTTCTGGATATTTTTGTAATTGTTTTAAAATTTTTGAAACATCAATATCAGTTTCAATAATTTTAATATTGTTCATTTTACACCGAATATCCATAACTGTACTCTAGTTTGGCGATTTCGTCAAGTTTTGCCATTACTTCTGGTGTAAAATAAGTTTCTGGTTCTTTTAAAATTTGTTTAGCATAAAGTTTTTTACCATTAATCTCATAGCGTCCTGCTACATTTTTCCACATTCCTCCCAATTCACCAAGTTCAAGAAGACCATAGTACCTATCAAGACCTCGTGAATCATAATAAAGACGAATTTCAACATCTTTATTTTCTTTACTCAATCTAGATTTTTGAGTCTTTGCTCTGATAATATTTCCAACAACTTCAGTGCCATCTTTTTCTTTTGATTTGGAAAGATATACAATGGTTGATGATGCATATTGCAATCCACTTCCACCTGACATTTGCTTGCCAACATACTGACTCATACTTTCATAGGTATGATTTGTCACTAGCATCGGAATCTTTGCTTGACCCAACTTGAGAGTTAGCATACGGAAAGCACCTTTAATCAGTTGGGCCTTCGTCATATCACGAGTATCCTTTTCAGCAAGAGCATCATTGATTTCTTTGTTTGTAGAAAGCATTCCCAAAGAATCCAATACAAAGATACAGGGATTGCGTTCCTCCTCCTTTTTCTTCAAGTAAATATCAACTGCTTTAAGTGCTTTTGTCCGAAACTCTTCAACAGTTACAACATTGACGACCACCAAGCGAGTTGTATCAATATTTCTGCTCTCCAATAAGGCTTTAGTAATTGCGGATTCAGTGTCAAAATACAGACAATATCCAGTAGGATTATTATCAAGAAAATTTTTGACAACTGCCAAACTAAAGAAAGTTTTACCAGTGCTAGTCTCACCAGCGATGGCAGTAATCTTATTCCCAGAAACCCCACCAAATATACTACCAGATACAAGAGCGTTAAAAATGTATGAACCTGCATCCACATAAGTTTCCGTCTCATTAATATCTGATGCAAGTTGTGTGTAGTCTCCACCAATTTCCTTTACGATGTCTTTTAAAAAATCCATAATACCTCTATACAAAAAATGATTCTAATGTTGCGTATTCTTCACAATTCCATCCAATACAATTTAATATAGTTTTAATTGGATCTAAAAAAGATTTTTGAAATTGTAAATTGTAATCAATATACTTAGCAAGATCTAATTCTGTTGGAAAATTCTGAATAAATGATATGACATTTTCATGAATTGGATTCGGAACTTGAAGATAACAAAATTTTATCTTTTCACCATTACCTATCATGGCATACTTCTTGTCTAGATTGTTTTTCTTTATGTAATGATTATACAAAAGGCAACCTCTAGTGTGAATAGGAGTTCCTTTTGCATAAATTGAATTCAATGATTTATATTTCCCTACATCACTAATGGATCGGGGAAACGAAATTTCTTCTGGAGAAAAGTCTTTAAATTTTATCTTGCATTGAGCTACAAATTTAATTACATCTGATTCAGTTCCACTCATGATTAATTTTAACACATCTTTAATCATTTGTCTACATGGTGCTGGGGTTGAAGATTTTACTGCTTCAATACCCATGATTTTAAGTTTAGGTTCCGAATAACGAACACCTTCACTGTCCCAAACATTAAGAATATAACGTTTCTTTGCAGTCCAAATTCCACGATCAGCAATACACTCTCGTTTCATCTGCATTTTTTGTTGATAAGAATTCAAATATTTTGCCAATTCTTCATAAGAATTTTCAATATAATTTTCTAGTTCTACACTACAAATCTTATCAAGAAACGAGACAACGCTTTCAGTAGTTTTCTCTCTACCTTTGTATACCTTTTGAACTAGATCATCAAGACAAAGATATACAGAATCAGTATCAGAGGCAATAATATAATCTTTACCTTCTGTTTTCAGAATTTTATTTAAATATTGATTAAGTTTGTTTTCAATCCAACGAATTGCAACTTGCCCCGAAGTTGTAATTGCTTCAGCATTTTCAAGTTTATAATATCTAAAGTATTGATTACCAACAGCGCCATAAGCAGAATTCAATTGAATTTTTTTTGCAAGTTGAAAAATTTTTGCCTTAGAAATTGTATTTTTTAATTTGGCATCTTTAGTGTTTTCATATTCTTGTTCAGTTGCTAGTTGAAGTTTTTTCCAATTCACCCGCTCATCGTATTTGGATTGCATTAGTTGGGGAAGAAACCCGTAAATGTCTTTACGATACATTGCTCCATTTGGACACACTGCATAATCAGAATATTCGCTCAAATCAATTTGTTGTGCCAAAACTTTTTCCACATTGATTCCATTGACACGATCTGGCATCAAAGTTTCAGGACTAATGTTTGATTGCATAATCAAATGAGGATATAGACTATTCAAGTCAAAACTCACCACCCAATTATAAATCCCAGGAATTGGTTCCTTTACATATGCACCCTCATACTTCTCATCTTTGTCTGCATCCTCATTGGGGGGAATTACAATATTTTTCTTTTTCAAAAAATTATAGATAATCGCATCCCAAGTACGAACTTGATAGAATACGTCATTAAAATTTACTTTAGCATCAAATGCCATAGTAACAGCAAGTTCAATTAGTTTCATCTTATCTTCTAAGCGATCCACAAGTTGAACGTCTTTGATGTTATATTCAATATACTTTTGCCAATTATTTGTGTAGAAATCTTTAAAAGTATCGTATTCACTGTGATCTAGTTTCTTTTCTCCAAGTTCAACAAAAGCAATGTGATCGAGTCGATAAGATTCTTGATTAGTATAAGTAAATTTTTTATACAGATCAAGATAATCAAGAACAGTGATTCCAGAAATATCAAAAAATATCTGTAATTGTCCTTTAGTATAAACTTCTTTTTCTACAACAATTTTCCAAGGTGAAAGGCACTTCATTTCCTTAGTCCCTAGAACCTTTTGAAGTCTACCTACAATGTATGGAATATCATAAAATTGACAGTTCCATCCAGTAATAACTTCTGGAGGATTGTTCTCCCACCAAATTAAAAATCTAGTAAGAAGATT